AGGCATCCTCTACGTCTATAACCCTGAATTGCCCAAGATGCCCCACAGTCATCGATCACTCGCACTGCTGCAATCAGCAGGAGTGGCCCTAACAACAGACGAGTGGATCGCAATCTCAACAGCTCAGGGCCCAGCGCTTGACGAGAATAAGTTCTACAATGGCGGAGAGACACCGCTCACGATGCTCACACAGACAGCAGTTCGGATAATCTCGCAGAAGGAAAAGGTGGGAGATAGTTAGTAGTGTGAGTAAGACGCAAGAGCCCAAATCAGGTTGGTATTCCGGTCGCACAACGGGTGTCCCCGTAGCTGGTGCTATCGGAGGCGGGGACGACTTCGCGCAGAGAATAGCCAAGCCATATATACCAGGGCGTCCCTCACAGGGTGGTATGAGCACAAGTGCTGATACCACCTTTTCGATTTCGATGGGAAACACCGTACCAGATCCGCAGGACGATGGATTGGACGGGCTCAACATCGACAGCATCAACACCAGCAAGCTGGCAGGTCCACGGAGGCTTCCGCGGTGGTTTAAGTTGAAAAAGAAGCAGTACTTCCAGCGTCCGCTCAGCGAGATGATCACGGATGACATCGACCTCGAGAAGCACGAGGAGCTCGAGGCAGACCTGGAAGAGATCTCAGGGGTCGGCGCGATCGCAGGATACGTCGAGCCACTCCACGGCCCGGGTGGGCCTGCACAAAGCCGCCGCAAGTTCTACGACAGGATGGCGAAGCCCTACGGCGCAAAATATTTGCAGGACCCACTGAAAACAGCAAAAGGTAGGCCATAATTATAAAATGAAGCGTGGGTTCGTACGATACCTTCGCTTCCCTTCTACGAAAAAGAACTCTCTTTCTTTTAGAAGTTAAGCATTAACCATTAAACGTTAGGACATCACAACATGGGTATCAACTTCGACGCACTGCGTAAGCGTCTCGACAATCTGTCTGGCAATAACAAGAAGAGCAACGCCTCCTGGAAGCCCAAGGAGGGTGAGGAGTACACGGTTCGCCTCCTCTCTTTCCCAAACAACGAGGGCCAGCCCTTCAAGGAGCTCTGGTTCTACTACAACATCGGCAACAACCCAGGCCTTCTCGCTCCCTACCAGTTTGGCAAGGCAGATCCAATCCAGGATCTGATCAACAAGCTTCGTGATGAGGGCACCAAGGAGAGCTACGAGCTCGCCAAGAAGCTCTACCCGAAGATGCGTTGCTACGCTCCTGTCGTCGTCCGCGGCGAGGAGGAGAAGGGTGTGCAGATCTGGGCGTTCGGCAAGCAGGTCTACCAGTCGCTCCTCGGCATCATGCTCGACGAGGACTACGGTGACATCACCGATCCAGAGACCGGTCGCGACGTGAAGGTGAAGTGCTTCAAGCCACCCGGTAAGAAGTACTCTGAGACTGAGGTTATGCCCCGTGGCAAGTCTTCAAACCTCACCACCAACGCAGCAACTGCCAAGCAGTGGCTTAGCAACATCCCCGATGTGGGTTCGATGTTCGAGCTCAAGTCCAGCGACGAGCTCACGAAGATCGTCAACGACTGGATCAACGGTGGCATGCAGGACGGTGATGGCACTCCTCGTGGCGGTCCAGCTGTGTCTGATGACGATGACACTCCTGCCACAACGCAGAAGACGTCTGCTGTCCAGAACACTACGACTTCGACGACCAAGAAGACAGGAGGCAACTACTCCTCGATCGACGACGCCTTCGAAGATCTAATGGGCAACTGACCTAACTAGGTCATCTGAGCAGGACGTGAGTTGTAATCTGGCTCACGTCCTGTTATAGTATTTGTAGAGGACAAAAATGGCAAGACAAGCAAAAGAACGCAGGAGTGATGACGGTGCAAGCGGTGATTTTACTGCTGAGCTGATCACTTCTCTCAATAAAGAGAACGGCTCGCGCATCGCTTACAACCTGGCGGAGGATGAGTCGCCCACCCATGTCAAGCGATGGGTCTCGACAGGATCAACGCTGCTCGACTACATTGTTGCAAACCGACGTAGCGGTGGCCTCCCTGAGGGTCGCATCGTTGAGATCTTCGGCCCGCCGTCGATCGGCAAGAGCCACATTGCAACTCAGATCGCTCGCTCAACCCAACAGATGGGTGGCATCTGCGTCTACATTGACACTGAGAATGCAACATCGGTCGAGAACCTCCAGGCGCTGGGTGTGGATGTCACACGTCGATTTGTCTACGTTGACACGCACTGCACTGAAGAAGTCTTTGACGTCGCCGAGAAGACGATCCTGAAGGCGAAGGCAATGCAGAAAGATGTTCCGATCACCATTATCTGGGACAGCGTTGCAGCATCATCACCGAAGGCGGAGCTGTTGGGTGACTACGACAAGGATAGCATCGGTCTGCAGGCTCGAGCTATCTCAAAGGGCATGCGTAAGATCACAGGCGTCATCGGCGACCAGAGCGTGCTGATGGTCTGTCTCAATCAGACACGCACAAAGATCGGGGTCATGCATGGCGATCCTACAACCGTCCCTGGCGGCATGGCAATTCCATTCCACGCATCAGTTCGTCTCAAGCTGGGCGCAGGTCAGCAGATCCAGAACAAGAACGGTGACGTTGTCGGTATCCACGTTTCAGCCAAGACTGTGAAGAATAAGGTGTCACCACCCTTCAGGACGGCAAACTTCCAGATCCACTTCGGCAAGGGCATCATTGAGCACGAGGAGATCTTTGATGAGCTCCGTGATGCTGGTGAACGTCAAGTCGGTAAGCATATCATCTGCGTGTCTGGTGATGGTGCCTGGAAGGTCTTCACGGTAACCGATGTCGAGAGAGGCGTCACAGTCATCGAGAAGAAGTTCCACAAGGCAGAGTTCGGCGAACTACTCAGTCACCCGGAGTATAAGACTTTCCTCGATGATCTGATCGAGGCGGTGATGGTGCGTACACGCAACGACTCAGACTTGACTGACGCGGCTGCTGAGGACAATGAGTGATCTGAACCGATCACAGACTGTCCTGCTTGTGGATGCGATGGGGTTGTACTTGAGACACTTCGTCGCCCATCCAGCAATGGGTAAGGACGGCCAGCACGTAGGTGGGATTGTGGGCTTTCTCCTCGATCTAAAGCGGATCGTGGAGCGCTTTAAGCCTAATCCCATCTACGTCGTCTGGGAGGGTGGTGGATCACCTCGTCGAAGAGCGATCTATAAAGACTACAAGAGCCATCGACGCCCCGAGCGGTTGAATAGGTTCTACGAGAATGATATCCCAAATACTGTCTCCGATCGAGACAACCAGATTAAGACACTGGTGCGGCTGCTAAAGCTAACACCAATATGTCAGATCTATGTGCCTGACTGTGAGGCAGATGATGTCATCGGTTACATGTCACGATACCACTGCAAGGATGCGCTGAAGATCATATTGTCAGCTGACAAAGATTACTACCAGTTGATCTCTGAGGGATCGATCATCTACTCACCCACCTGGAAGAAGCTGGTGCAGGAGCAGGATGTTCTCGAGAGGTTCGGCGTCCATCCTGTCAACTTCTCAGTTGCCAAAGCGATCTGCGGTGACGACTCAGACAACATACCAGGTGTCGACGGTGTAGGGTTCAAGACGCTGGCTAAGCGTTTTCCAAGTCTGTCGCAGACGAATGAAGTCACAGTGCAGGATATTCTGCAGGAAGCGAGAGCAAAAGTTGAGTGTGGATCCAAGGTGCAAGCCTACCAGCACATTGCGGAGAATGAGATCCTCATCAAACGTAACTTCTCGCTTGTCCATTTAGATACAGCGAACTTGGCTGCTTACCAGATCGATAGGATCAACGGGATCTGTGATACTTTTAAGCCTACACGTAATAAGATAGAGTTCATAAGGGCCCTCATTCATGAAGGCATCCAGACGTTCAACGTCGATCAATTCTTCCTAGCCCTCTCACACATCCAGACAGGATAAAATGCACGATCCGCACTTTAAACAGTACGGTAAGCAGTTCCAGGAGAAGATTTTCCAAGGACTGCTGACTGACCGATCTTGGGCGACTCAAATGATTGAGATCATGTCGCCTACCTTCTTTGAGCTGAAGTATCTGCAGTTCCTCACACAGCGGTACTTTGACTACTATCAGAAGTACAAGGACTTTCCAACACTTAGTCTTCTTGTCACAATTATTCGTGACGACCTGAAGGAAGGTAAGGACATTGTCCTCCGCGACCAGATCGTTGAGTTCCTCCAGCGCATTCGCGTCAACCCAGACATGGGTGATGTTCAGTACGTCAAGGATAAGACACTTGACTTCTGCAAGAAGCAGGCGATGAAGGAAGCGCTAGAGAAGGCTGTCGAGATGATTGCGACAGATAACCTCGACTCCGTCATGGACCTGATGAAGAATGCTTTGTCTGCAGGCACACCAGCTGCAATTGGACACGACTTCTTCGAAGACACAGAGGCAAGGTTCATCAGGACACGTCGTCTCACATGCCCAACAGGACTGCCGCAGATTGATGCACAGGATGTCCTCAATGGCGGCCTGGGTCGAGGCGAGCTGGGTGTAGTTATCGCACCGACAGGCGTGGGTAAGTCACACTTCCTTGTTCAAATGGGCGCGGAGGCTTTGCGTGTCGGTAAGAATGTCGTTCACTATACCTTTGAGCTATCTGAGACTGCTGTTGGATTACGTTATGACTCTAATCTCTGCGGCATTCCAAGCAGTGATGTCATAGACAGAAAAGAAGAAGTCATCGAATTCTACAAGAACAACTCACTTGGTCGGCTAATTATCAAAGAGTATCCAACAGGCACGCCGTCTGTTCAGACACTTAGAAATCACATTGAGAAGCTTCTTCTGAAGTCGTTCGTTCCCAGTGTGATCATCATCGACTACGCAGACATCATGAAGTCATCACGTAAATTCGATTCGCTTCGACACGAATTAAAGCTCGTCTATGAGGAGCTTCGTAATCTGTCCATGGATCTCAATGTTCCAATCTGGACAGCATCTCAGGCAAATCGTGAAGCTTCTAACTCAGAAGTTGTAGGTCTTGAGAATATGTCGGAAGCATACGGCAAGGCGATGGTCGCCGACGTTGTGCTCTCAATCTCTCGAAAGCCTAATGAAAAGGCAACAGGTGCAGGTCGCATCTTCGTCGCCAAGAATCGAGCTGGTCGCGATGGAATGCTCTACCCAATGCGGATCGACACATCAATGTCTAAGTTCGAGCTGATGGACACAAATGAGATGTCTGTTGACGATGTTGTCAAAGCTGACGGTTCTAGTATGAAGAAGCTTCTCAAAGAGAAGTGGGAAGAGATTAACGGTAAGTGATCGACATGTATTGTAAAGAAAGGAGTCAGGAATGTCTTTAAATCAGAGTGTTGCGGAATACTTCAGGGGCGATGATCTCGCTGCTGATGTCTTCAACAAGTACGCCTTGCGCGATAATGCGGGTAATAGGATCGAGCATCTTCCTACAGAGACGTTCCGACGTCTCGCTAAGGAGTTTGCCCGCATCGAGGCGAAGTATCCCAACCCAATGTCTGAGGAGGAGATCTTCGATCTTCTTGACGGCTTCAATCAGGTCGTCCCACAGGGTTCACCGCTATCAGGTATTGGAAACCACTACCAGCATCAGAGCCTGTCGAACTGCTTCGTCGTCGATCAGCCTCATGATAGCTACGCCGGTATCTTGTTCACCGATCAGGAGCAGGTTCAGATCATGAAGCGCCGTGGAGGCGTTGGGTTCGACATCTCTACCATCCGACCGAAGGGCCAGCCGACCTCAAACGCTGCCCGAACGACCGACGGTATCGGCGTCTTCATGGAGCGTTTCTCGAACTCCTGCCGCGAGGTTGCACAGGGCGGTCGACGTGGTGCGCTCATGCTCACGATCGATTGTCGTCATCCTGAGATCGAGACATTCATCGATATCAAGCGTGACCTGAAGAAGGTGACCGGTGCCAACATCTCGATCCGCTTCACCGACGAGTTCATGCGTGCAGTTGAGCGCGGTTCTGACTTTACACTTCGCTGGCCCGTCGAGGCTCCCGTTGAGGAAGCACAGATCACCAAGACGATCAATGCAAAGCAGGTCTGGGATAAGTTCATCGATGCAGCCTGGGCATCAGCTGAGCCAGGTGCTCTTTTCTGGGACACGGTAGTGAACCAGGGCATCGTGGATTGCTATCGAGATGTAGGTTACAAGACAATCTCCACCAATCCATGCGGTGAGATCCCACTCAGCCCATACGACTCCTGTCGACTGATGGTTGTCAATCTGACCACATTCGTCAATGACCCGTTCGGCTCGAACCCCACCTTCGACTTTGGTCGATTCAACACGATTGTCATGAAGGCACAGCGCCTCATGGACGACCTGGTGGATCTCGAGGTGGAGTGCGTTGATCGGATCCTCCAGAAGATTGAGAGCGACCCGCAGCCTGAGCATGTGAAGCGCACTGAGAGAGATCTCTGGAACAAGATTCGTGCTGCTGGCCTCAATGGTCGTCGAACAGGCTTGGGTGTGACAGGACTCGGGGACACACTCGCAGCTCTGAACATCCAGTACGGTAGCAAGTGCTCAATCGAAGTGACCGAGGAGATCTACAAGGCGCTCGCCGTCGGTGCACATCGTTCCTCACTCATCATGGCAAAGGAGCGCGGTGCATTCCCCGTCTGGGACTACCAGAAGGAGAAGGACCACGACTACCTACAGAAGGTGATCAACACCTGCAACGGTGAGTTCCAAGACATGTGGAAGAAGACAGGTCGCCGTAACATTGCTCTCACTACGACAGCACCTGTCGGCTCCATCTCCTGCCTCACACAGACCACAAGCGGAATTGAGCCTGCCTTCCTGCTCTCCTACAAGCGTCGGCGCAAGATCACGCAGGGTGACACGAAGACCGTGCCCGACTTCGTCGACCAACTGGGTGATAAGTGGCAGGAGTACACTGTCTACCACCACTGGTTCAAGAAGTGGATGGACGTCACCGGCAAGACCGACCCACAGGAGAGCCCATACTGGGGTGGCACGGCAAATGACGTTGACTGGGTGAAGTCTGTTGACATCCAGGCAGCAGCGCAGCGATGGATCGACCACAGCATCAGCAAGACCTGCAACCTTCCAAACTCTGCAACTCGTGAGACAGTTAACGACGTCTACATGCGTGCATGGAAGGAGGGTTGCAAGGGCTTTACGGTCTATCGTGATGGCTGCCGCACTGGTGTCCTCATCTCCACAGAGGAGAAGAAAGAGGCACCCAAGACAGCAGCAGACTTCCACCCAAAGCGCCCAAAGGAGCTCCCCTGCGACATTCACCGCGTCAACATCAAGGACGAGAGCGGTAAGTCACAATCCTGGATGGTCCTCGTGGGCCTCAATGACGGTGTCCCATATGAGGTCTTCAGTGGTCTTGCAGATCACATCGAGGTCCCCAAGAAGACCAAGAGCGGTGTTCTCATCAGGAACGGCAAGAAGGATGGAGTCGCCACCTACAACCTCCGTGTCCCAGTCGGTAACGACGACGAGATCCTCTTCAAGGATGTTGTAAACCTATTCGCCAATCCGACGCAAGGTGCATTCACAAGGACGATCTCTCTGGCACTTCGGCACGGCATTCCGGTCAACTTCGTGGTGGATCAGCTCCAGAAGGACAAGGAGTCAGACATGTTCGCCTTCTCTCGGTGCGTCGCCCGCGTCCTTAAGGGTTACATCCCAGATGGTACAAAGTCCACGTCAGAGAAGAAGTGCAAGGAGTGCGGTAGCGACCAGGTCTTCTACATGGAAGGTTGCCTAACATGTAGCAGCTGCGGTGCCTCTAAGTGCTCTTGATCTAAGAAGAGCGCATTGAAAGGCTGCTTTCGGGCAGCCTTTCTTGTAAACAAACAACACAGGAGTTAAGATAACTACATGAACATCATCACACGCGTATCCCCCCTCGTTAAGGAGTGCGAACTTCGCGCTCCTCCCATCATCATCCGCGTCAACAAGTTTGATGAGGATGCTGCCAAGGAGTTCAATCAGCACATGTCGATCGCCCAGTCATCTGGCCAGAGCGTCATTCCAGTTGTCATTGATAGCTATGGCGGTGAGGTATACTCACTCATGACTATGATCGACGCGATCAAGTCGTCACGTATCCCAGTCGCAACCATCGTCGAGGGCAAGGCAATGTCTTGCGGTGCTGTCCTGCTCACTTGCGGTGCACCCGGAATGCGCTATGCATCGCCCAATGCTACCATCATGATCCACGAGGTCGCGAGCGGCAATCGCGGCAAGGTTGAAGAGATCAAGGCAGATGCGAAGGAAACCGATCGTCTCAATGAGAAGATCCTCAAGATCATGGCTCAGAACATCGGCAAGGATGAGGATTACTTCCTCGACGAGATCCACACCAAGAAGCACGCTGACTGGTACCTTGAGCCAGAAGAAGCAAAAGAGATCGGCCTTGTTAACCATGTCAAAGTACCAGAGATGATGTTAACAGTGGATGTGAAGTACAAGTTTGAGTAGAAGAGCTGAGATCTTTATAAAGGTTATTGCGTGGCGGATTATATCCACCACGCTTAGCTTCTTTGTCATCTATCATTTTACAGGTAGCGTGGCGACAACAACGCACGCACTTGCAATCGGAACAAGCATAGGAATAGTGTCCCAGTGGCTGTTTGAGATGACGTGGGACACGTTTATACGGAGCAGATTGAGACATGCCCTTTCAGGACAACAAGGTAGAATTGATCGGTTACTACGGTGGAGACGAGGCTCACGCCCTCTCGGCATGGACGAGCACCAGCAGGGATCTGACGGAGGAGAAGCGTGGAAGGATCCCAACTCTCCTGAAAATGCTGGCCGAGAATGGACATGAGACGCCCTTCGAGAAGTCAAGCCTGCACTTCCTGGTCACTGTCGATGCTGCAACTCACATCCATCTCCTGAAGCACAGGATCGGTGTCTCGATCAACGGCGAGTCGGCGCGGTACAAGGAACTTCGAGATGACAAGTATTACCTGCCGAAGGATTGGTCGCTCGAAGAGCAGGCGAAGTACATCGCCTTCATGGAGGACGCACTCATGCGTTACCACGATGCCCTTGAACGCTTCGTCGAGGATGGCATGAGCCGCAAGCGTGCCAAGGAAAGTGCCCGGTTTTACCTGCCCTACGGCAACCAGATCACGATGGACATCATGTTCAACTGGCGCTCCTTCCACCACTTCCTCGAGCTACGCATGAAGCCCGACGCTCAGCGCGAGGTTCGTGAGCTGTCTGAGAGGATGCTCCAACTTGTTCGTGACATCCCAGGTGACCCGTTCAAGCACACGCTAAAAGCGTTTGGTTATGTTGTAAAACCTAAAGAAATATTCTACCATAGTGTGTGAACGCACCTAAGGCACCCTACAACCTGATCCAAGAGACAGTGCAGTACGATCCATGGCGTGTCCTGGTCGTCTGCATTTTCTGTAATCTAACAAAGCGTGACGTCGCAGAGCCCTACATGTGGCAGTTCTTCGATC